CGCAGCGTCTAAAGTCCCTGAGGCTGACGAGCACGATTTTATTCGGGCTTGCCGGCTTATTTGGGATCCTATTTTTGGGGATTTTAGTCTCCAAGAATTGATTCCGACTCATGGACCGGGTGCTACTGCGGACGGTATTAGAGGTAACTCGAAATACCGTTGGCAGTATTGGCACGAACGTCTCGAACCTTACTTCCCTTTTCTGGGATTCGCGTACCCTTTGGGGTTCGCCTGTAGCTTCAGCGATGAAGCTTTGGGCGGTCCGTCAGGTACGTCCCTTGAAGAGGAGTTCGAAACGATCCCGTTCGTGTCTCCCGAGAGCGAATTACCTTCGCGGGTAATTGCCGTTCCTAAGACGCTAAAAGGACCAAGAATCATTGCCGCAGAACCGATTGCTGCGCAGTATGCTCAGCAGTCACTCAGGTCTTATCTCTATGGTAAGATCGAGAGTCACTCGTTGACAGGCGGGCGGATTAACTTCCGTGACCAGTCCATCAACCAGCGGTTGGCTTTGATTAGTTCGGCGTCAGGCGAGTTTGCAACGCTCGACCTGTCAGACGCAAGCGATAGAGTGTTAAATTCTCTCGCCATGCGAATGTTTGATGGCAGTCCTATACTAAGGGACGCTATACAGGCATGTCGAACTACGCACGCGAAGCTTCCCGATGGCCGACTCGTCGGTCCGTTGGAAAAGTTTGCGTCTATGGGGTCTGCTCTGTGCTTTCCAGTCGAGGCTATGTATTTTTACACGATCTGTGTAATTGCCTTGCTGAAAAAGCTTGATCTCCCGTTCGATCATAGATCCGTCTATAGAGTTGGGTCTATGATTCGCGTCTATGGCGACGATCTGATCGTGCCAACAGACGCGGCTGCTACGGTTTGTGATCACCTGCACCAATACATGTGTAAGGTGAATGTACATAAGTCTTTCTGGACTGGGAAGTTCAGAGAGTCTTGTGGTACGGATGCTTATGACGGGCGGGTGGTTACACCAACCTATGTTCGTCACTTCATCCCTACAAACCGGCGACAACACACCGAGATTATCAGCGTGTCTGCCACTGCTAATGCCTTCTATCTAAGAGGGTACTGGCACACAGCACAACACTTATGGAATAAGTTGGAGGTGCTATTGGGTGCTCTTCCCGTAGTGTCTTCAGATAGTCCGGCTGTTGGACGTATCTCTGTATTACCTGGTGTCTCCGTCGGAAGATGGAGTAACACCCTTCATCGCTTTGAAGTTAAAGCGTGGGTAGTTGAGCCCGTGTATCAGCCTGATACACTGGAGAGTTACGCCGCTCTAGCAAAGAGCCTGTTGTCTCTGGAAAGGCGTGAGCAATCACGATCGGACCAAAACGAGAAACAGGCCCAAGTTGAGTGGGATTGGAGAAAGAGGCTAGTTGCCTCCGAAACCGACCCTGCTCACCTCGAGCGTGTCGCGCGTCATGGCGTCGCTACACTCAAACGCCGTTGGGTTCGTGCCACCTAAGGCACTTCTGGCTTAATCGCCAAGCGGAGGATAGCTGCTTTCTCTGAGGGGGCCCATCAGGGCCCCAAACAGAGGGAGTAGTCGCAGGGCACCTCCGCC